TCCTTTTTTATTTCGATAGCATTCATATAGATTACCTTGTTTATATCCAGGTGATGCTGCCTTTACGCAGACATACACCACTCCTTCTTTGAAAGTAAATCTGGGTTGAGATTTTTTACTTTTGATTGCAGACATTAGCTAAACCACCGTGTTTCACTGTCTTGGATTTCATTCCCGATCATCACTGATTCGCCTCGCTTTACTAATCGCCCGTTTTTATATGCAACTACTTTTACTTTGCTTTTGTTTACATTATTACGATTCTTTCGCTTTTTGTCTGCAAAGTTACAAACAAAGTTTAGCTCTTTGTGCTTTGAAAGTTCAACAATGAAGATCTTTCCAGACTCAACGTATTGAATCTCAGCACAAATTGAGTTGTATAGTTCAGACTCTAAAACTTCGCGGCAGATCCATAGTTTGTTTTCTGATGAACCTTTGAAGGAGTAAATGCAGTCAACTTTGAGGGCGCGAGCTTCAACTGTGATCATGTTGTAATTCCTATCTACTTTTCTGTATATGTATATCTGGTGCTCCCGACAGGATTCGAACCTGTAGCGCAACCGTTATGAGCGGTGAGTGTTACCGTTACACCACAAGAGCATAATTGGTGCCAGTAGTCGGACTTGAACCGACAAGCTTTCGCGGGGGATTTTAAGTCCCCTGTGTTTACCAATTTCACCATACTGGCTGGAGCTACTTGGAGGAATCGAACCCCGTACCGTCCATCCACCTTTGAGGATCAGTTTAGAAGACTGAGGGTGGGGCAAGCAGCAAAATTTATTTTTGTTGATAAAATGTATAAACAGCGTGACAGTTTGCACACAATACTCTACATTTTCTTATTTCTTCTTTTATCCGAGATTTTGAATAGGTTTGCATTCTAGACAATGCTTTAAATTTTTTGCTTGGGTCTAGATGATCTAGATGTAAAGCAGAAAAATGATCTCTATATCCACAAAACTCACAACCTTTTAGTAATTTGTATCTTTTTACTATTTTAGTTAAGTACTCTCTACGTTCTTTTTGCTTTTTATTCGAGCAAGACTTGCATTGAGACATTACTGATTTTTTTCTGTTTTTCTGTTTGTAAAACAAGTCTAATGGTTTTTCAATATTACATGTTGTACATACTTTCATAGATTACCCTTTATGTAAGCAGTTTTTACTCATGCTTAGGAGTCAAGGAGAATTCAAAAATAGACCTTTGGTCATTAGTCGGAAGTGTTTTTTATGACACTTCCCCAAAACAAGTTTCTTCTACAAGTTCTTGAAATTGAAGAGAAACTTCAGCTTGATCTTCCCTTGTAACAACACGCGGAACCTGATAGGCCGTAATTACAAGGGTATATAGAAGCGAACGAGCAGTAGGGCTGTTCAGTGAAACAGCGTCTACCCTAGCCAGTTGAGAATCCATCGGGACTCCTTCTTGACGATCAGTCATAATCTGATTAGCCGCAGCGCCAAGCATTGTGCAAAGCTGGTCTTCTTCTTGTGCATAGCTTGGTGCGCAAGAGAATACAGTTGCAGCCATAACAAGGGACATCAGTAGTTTTTTCATATCAATTTTCCTTTTCGAAGTTATAGAGGTGTTGACGTAGTTCTCTGTCTGACTTCCTAAAAAGTAGACTGTCAATTTGATACCTGCTAATCCCAATATCGTTTAGTTCACGATCCGAAAGCAAATTAAGCTCTTTGATAACCCGCCTATGATCAGACCATGTACTTACATATTTTACAAAACGTACAATACAGTTTTCATGGGCTAGACGAATTAAGTATTCTTGAATCTTGCTCATGGAATAAACCCTTCTATTAGTTTTCCATTATGTTTGATAGAGCCTTTGTAGTAAAAGTTATAACTATCCCAATAAAGATCGTATTCTTCATCTTCATATCTTACTACAAGGATGTCAGAAAATCCATCTTCTGTACTTTTATCTAAACCTACAACTTCTACAAAGATCATAGATAGATGTTGGTTATAAGGGATAAAGCCTTCATAATCTTCATTATTGTTTTGCATAATTAAGAAGCTCTTCTAATACTACAATTTCAATATCATACTTTAGCCTTGACATTACGTTTTCAAAGTGTTCTTTAGAGACTACCATTACACTTGTTGGAGGTTCCTCTACAAACCCCTTATGAGACAAAGCTCCCCACCTGTAAAGTGAAAACTTCAATCCAGACATATACCTGTTAAAGTTAGCAAGTTTACTTTCGTCTGGATCTGTAGCAAAGATGATATCAATCTGAGGATCTTTGTACATTGTCTTGATAAGATACTCTGTATACTCATCTAAACCATAGACAGAAAATACACGAATTTCGCTGAAAGCTTTAGAAAACACACTTGATGCTTCTTCTACTGGATTTTCAATAGGTGGTCTTTTTCGGGGACGTCCCCTCTTTTTATTGGTATTTTTTGTTGTCATCTTTTAATTTCTCTAGCATTAGTTCTTCATAACCTCCAACAATCTTGAAAACAACTGGCACGGTTGTAGCTGATAAATCTTCTTTTAAGAACGTTTCCCAAAAGAAGTACTCAAGATCATCCATTTCAGATAAGTTTTTATAAAGGTATTCTTTACCTGTTTGATCTAGTTCTTCGATAACTGCTTTACAAAATCGACAGTTGTTTTTTCCAATTACTAAGTATCTCATAGGTTCGCACTTGTTAGACATCCGTTTTCCTTTATATAGTAAGTTTTTTTAATGTTGTAATCGCTTATACAAAGCTTACAACCATCACAAGGTTTAGAAATAGCAGGCGTACCGTCATTAAGTACTCTAACAACGATAAGCTCTGCTTTTCCCATTTGCTTTTCTGTCAACTTCTTTGAAGCTTTAACGATAGCGTCTACTTCAGCATGTAGAAATATTGCCTGATCGTTTTTCTTGAACTTGTACATAATCGGATGTGTTTTGTATTTATTTGTTCCGACAGATACAATTTTCTTTTTGTATAAGATAGCGGCGGCTAACCGCGCCTTCGAGACAGGCTCAACCTTTTCTGCTATCTTAAGTAGCTTCTTCATAACAGTGTCTATCATTGAAATGGCAACCACCCCAACTGTGTAAGTACCCAGAGATTAACCCAAAGGATACCTAAACCTAAGAGATAAACTAAAACTCGACCTAGAATATAACCGGTAATTGTTCCTACTAGTTTTGCAATGTCTTGTTTATTTGTGTTAACGGTATTGCTCATTTCTTCTTCTACTTTCTCTTCTTTTTCTGAATTCAATACTAATTGTTCTTTAGAGAGTTTATTGTTAATCTCAAAGACAATTTCATTATGAGTACTTATAACCTCTTCTAAGGTTTTCATCCCTTAGACATCCTCCGTTTATGTTTATTCATGGAAGATGTTTTACGCTTGTTACCGCCGATAGAGGTTCGTTTACGGGAACTACTAAAGATTACTTTGTTACTTTTCTTGTTCATTATAGATGCTCCTTAAATCTCACAACCACCGGCAGAACATGCAAGGGTTTGCGCACCTTCAGTATTGTCTTCATGCTCGTAATCTGAAAGTTTTGAGAAGTCGATTGATGGCATTGCTTCAAGAACAGCACGATATTTCCTTTCATTACACGGTGAGTATGGTGCCTGAGCATATACGTGGTCATCATAAGGTAAGAACGATACCCCTGTGATATACTCGAAGTTTTCGTATACCCACGCCCCCACAGACAGCCACTCATGTTCTTTTACGTAGATGGTTACAGAAACAGAATGTTCAGACCAATGTTTTTGGAAAATTTTCCAGTTCTCTAGTTGCTTAATAGCACCTTGCTCATTAGCTAGAACAGCAGAATCAGGAGAACTGATTGGGAAGTAAAATACAGTCGTCTTAAGTGGGTTTGTCACATCCGGTTCATGTGGTACACCTTGATCGATTAGCATTTGTGTAAGCGGGTCTGAATTTGCTTGTCTTACAGCACGGATATAGTGCTTAGAAAAGCGACCATGAATACCAGAAGCAGAATCAACAAGCTGAGATACAGTACCAGAAGGTTTAACAGTTGTGATTGCTGTAGCTGGATTAATCCCAAGCCGTTCTGCATAAACCTTATTCACATCAATAGCTACTTCCTTAAGAGCCTCTAAGTGTTCTGGGTCGGGATTCTGAAGAAGCTCACAATCTTGAATACCAGTAAGTGAAACACCAAGTAGCCGTTCCTCTTCACAGTTAGTTTGCCAGATCTTGCGTACATACTTAAAGTCAGTAAGAGTTGACTGAAGTGTACCAAGGATAGTTGCAATTCGGACTTTACGTTTCAGATCACCAAGGGTATCACCGGGTCTACAGACAACTTCAGTTAAGTTACAAAGCTGACCAGACCGTAGTTGAATCTCTGCGCAAGGGTTACAACCTTCAATTTTAGAACCGTCTCGGCGTGCAGGGGCCATTGCCTGAGCACCATTTCGATTATAAATGCCGCGTTCACCAGAGCCAGACTTCATAAGAGCAATCCACTCTTCCATAAACACAGCCATGGTTGGTTTTGAATCGTAAGCGCCGGAGTTATTGGCAAGAGCACGTTGTAGTTCTGTTTTAAACCAACTTCCGCTTTTGCAATCACGGATCTCTGCATCACCAATATCAGAAAGGGAAATAAGCGCTGAACGGCGAACACCACCTACAACAACAATTTCTGCAATCTTACAAACAATGTCATGCACTTCGATCGGAGTTAGCTTTCTACCAGCAGCTTTCCTAAATTTGTTTGTTACAAACTCGAACAAGTCTTTAAGCGGTTCTGGACCTGAAGCTCTACCACCCATTGTCTTAAGTCTTGCACCTTCAGGACGGATTTTGCTGTAATCCCATTGGTGGATGTTACCAAGGTAAAGCTCTGCAATAAGCTTCCGAAGAGCTTTTGCCCAACCCTCTGAACTGTCACCGATAGTGATTACTCTGTCAGTTTCATTAAAGTTATCATTTACAATCGGTAGCTTGTTAACGTGGTGCGATTCAGCTGAGAACCCTACGCCTGTACCCGCCATAAGAATGTAGAGAATTTCATCAAAGGCACGGATATGATCCATTGCTACAAAGCTACAGTTATAACCTCTGAAGTTGTTCTGTGCAAGAGCATCACCTGCACTCCATAGTGCTCGCATAGAGGGCATGACTTCAAGGTTATTAATTGCTTTTTGTAGCTCGTCAAACTCTTCTTTAGAAATGATATTTGACAAATTTTTGTTGTTACGCCAGAAGTTAACGTATCGACTGATCGTTTCTTCAAAAGTTTCTCGACGGTTTTCTTCTTCCATAAACCTAGAGTATCTAGATAAATGGATAAAAGATTGATAGTTATCTAGTAGCATTATAGGTTCCCCCTATTATTTTTATATGTTAATACCAAGCAGGTGTATGTTCTTCGCTAACTTGTGGAGTTTCTTCGACTGATACTTCTTCTTCTTCTTCAATATCGTTTTCTGCTGACCACCAAGCAAGTAATGCTTCTCGTTCTTCTTCTGAGAACTTTTTCTTGATGTCTTCGGAGTTGATAAAGCGAATGAAAGCATCTTCTGTTTTTAGGTTTACTTTAAGAATAAACTCGTTAAAATAAGACCACGCCCTAGCAAGCTTGCCGGGGAGTTCTGTCGGAAAGAAGTTCATTACTGAACCTCACCCCGATCTTCCGCTGCTTTAAATTCAACAAGCTCAGTGATGAGTAGCAGATTATTTTGCTTTTCTTCATCTAAACCATCAAAGTTTGATTCAAGCTCTTTTAAGAAGCTTTTTTCATAGCTTGTTAGCTCAAGCTCACGCTTTGTTTTAATAATAATGCTTGACATTAGCGCAATTACGAATTCTTGTTCACTCATAGTAGTATCCTTTAAAATCTCTTATTTTCATTGTAAGAAGGCGCTGGTGTAAACTCTTCGAAGTCATTTCCATACTCAAGACGCCCTGTGTTATAGTTATAAATCAGTGTACCGGTTGGTCCTGTAAGACCTGTATAACGGCATTTCAATACTTTTGTTTTAATTGTGTTTCTTTCAGTTTCATCTGCTGCACTTAGGTTTCTTGCAAAAGCAATGATATCAAAACTAATTTGTTTGATAGAACCTGATCCTCGGATATCGTCAATTGTGGGTAACTTACCGTCTTCAAATGATTTACCACTTTCAACTTTTCTTAAATGAGAGATAAGTCCAATCCATACGTTGTACTTTTTTGCAATTCTTAGAAGTTCATTCATGATTTTATCAATTGCTTCATTTCCTGTCAATCCATGCATACCCTCAGAGGCAAGAATCGTGATGTGATCAACAAAGATATACTTTACATCACTTAGGCACATAAACTCTAAGAAGTCAATGATAGATTCATCATTAACAGAACCGTGGTGATCAAGAACCATAACTCTGCCATCGCCGAATACACTGTCAAAACCTTCTTTGAGTTCATCCAGAGGTATTTCGTCTTTAGCGGGGTTCTTCATAAGATGCATACCAGAAAGCTTTCTTGCAGTCTCTGCAGGAGACTCTTCAAGAGATACAATACCAACCTTTTCATCGGTTGTTTCAAGAAGGTGCAAAGCAATTTCTCTAAGTAAAGTAGACTTGCCAGAACCTGTACCGGATGTCCAGAGGGTAATCTCGCCAAGCCTCATCCCCTTAAGCTTATCATTTAGCCTGTCCATCATTTTTGGATAAGGATGAGACTCAATAGTGTTGTATTGTTCTAGCTGTTCCCATAATTGATTTACATCTAATATGCCTGCTGGTGTATAAGACTTAGCATTGTATACAGCATTGAGCACCGCGTCTTGATCTCTGATCCAAAGATCATTTGCATCTTTATCTGAGACATTGACAATTTTTACCTTGTCATAACCGATAATCTTAGCAACATCTCTTTTAGCTTTCTCACCAGCTTCATCGTTGTCAGGCCAGTAAATAATCTCTTTAAAGTTCGCTCGGAGTTTGTCTCGAATCTCAACAAGATCTTTTGTTGCAGTAGAAGCTCGGAGTGACACAACAGGGAAGAAACGTTTGTACTTCTTGTAGTAAGCACACTGGATAGCCATACAATCTTTTTCACCTTCTGTGATGATAAGACGTTTATCAGCTTTCCAGAGATGCATACCGAAAAGACCTTTTACGGTTCCGATTGAGCCTCTTGAGCTATAGTCTTTAGGTACGACCATAATCTTATAGCCACCCGGCTGACCATTTTCATTTACACGGTAGGGGTAATAGTGTGTGTCAATCTCACCCGATTCATCATAGCTAACTTTTACCCCATACAACTCTGCTACAGCTTTATAGATATTTCTTTCTTTAAAACCACGAGAGGGGTAGTTTTCGTAAATCTCTTTGATAAGAGCAGCTTTGTTATATTGCTTTTTGTTATCTGTTGATTCCACTACTGTTTCACTTTCTGAATTGTCGCTCTTATAGTATTTTCTACAAGAAAAGCAATAAGCAGAGTTGTCTTCATAAATCTGTTTTGCGTCTGAACTTCCACAACTCTCGCAAGGTTGATTTTTCTGAACAATTCTACTCAAAGATAATTTTCCTCTTCTTCTTGAATGTTCTCATTCCACTCATCAAGTGTAATACCAGAAATTATAAACTCTCGCTCATCTGCGGTAAGATCTGGGAAGATATCTTGAACAAGACCATTACCTTTTTCCCAATCAATAATTTGTTCTTTTGTGGCATCAATGTCTATAGTTCTTTCAATACCTGTTAGGATTGAGACCCTTGTAATTAGCATATCTTTAACCTTTTTGATAAATCTTTTATAAACAATTTAGTGTTACTTGTTGGAGGTTCTTTAGGTATAAATCTTACAGCAGCAATTTGACGATTATAAAACCTGGGGGTTATACCGTCTTCTAACCTTTCTGTTAAGCAACTTAATACAACTTGAGAGTAAACTTCTGAGTAATACAGACCACCTTTTGTTTTGTATAAGTCTATAATAACGAAGTCAAAGTTTTTCTTCCCATGCTCTTTGATTGCATTGTTTAGATGTAAAGAAGAACTTGTGTAAGATCTCCAAGTCATCTCTTTGTTATGCAACTTTGAAGAACGTTTTGCATGATGAAAGAATTGCTTTTTACCTATATAGAACTGATTGGTAATTTTGTTTTCTATGCAGTATAAAAAACCAAAGTATTTTTCATTGTCAAAGTAATTTGGGTGTTTGTTATGAAATCTCCAATGCCCTATCTTGCTCTTTGTTAACCTCATCGTAATAATTCCTATCTAGCGTGAAGTAGTCTTCATAATAGCGCCAGATATGAATTAGTTTGCCATTTAGTAAGAGGTTGCTATACCCTGTGTCAGATCCGTACTTTTTATAGTAAGCTCTACACACAGCGGCTTTATATTCTTCTTCTGTACAAAGCCCGTTCAAAATTTTTTCAGCCGTCTTAGGGCCGACACCTTCAATACCGGGGATGTTATCTACGCTATCACCTGTTAAAATTTGTTTCCAATAGAATCTTGTTGCATATTCCTGATCTACTTTGTATATATGATCTTTTTTAGGGTCATAATGATTACCAACAATACAGTCTAAGTCTTTATCAATTGATACAACAACATGAGGGATCCCTCTTTCTGCTAAAACTGCTGCCCATATCCGTAAAAGATCGTCAGCCTCATATCCATCTGTAAGTACAGACTCTTCTAATGAAGACAGATATGCCTTAAGCTCATCGAACCAATCAGCCTTGTTTAGCCTTGATGTTTGCCTGATTGCAGTAAGCTTATATTTGTCATATAACTTTTCTCTGAAATTATTAGGACCGCCTACTGCAATTGCAATTTCATCTGCAAAACAGCCTTCTTTTGCATTTTTAATTTTTTCATTAAGATTAGCAATTGCTTCAGTCAAGTTTTCTGTATCCCAGATTGCCATGTAAAGGAGAACGTCTCCATCTATTAGTGCGATCATCTTAACCTCTCTTGTTTGGTCTTTAGTCGGAAGTATTTTTATACAGCAGAAATTTCAATAATATCAGTGCGATAACGCTCTTTCAATGCTTTAACAACCTCCCGCCAAGAGCTAAAAGTACCGTCTTCACTGTATGGGTTTCCTTCACACCAAATTGCATCGTAGTACTCATCATCACATACAATAACAAAGTTTGAATCATCGCATAGTTTACCGTAGCATTCAACACGATCAATAATTTTAACGTTCATCATTTTTAGCTAACTCTCTTTCTGTAAGTTTGTGAAAGTTTTTACAGGCTACCTCTTGAAGAGAATAACCTTGTCTTTTTGCAATCATTGCCACATACCAAAGAACATCACCTAGTTCTAATATAAGCGCCTCTACGTTTTCTTCATAGTTTTTATCAACTCTTTCTACTTTTAACACCTCATCAAGAACTTCCCCTGTCTCTGAGGCAAGTCCTAAAAATAGTGTGCTATTTAAAGTACCCTCTGTGAAGAAGGTACCTGCTGCATCTTGATATTGGTTGAGAGTTTCGATAGTATTCTTCATAGGATAAACACCTCCCCGTCTACAGGCTCCCAGATTCTCTCTATATGCTCAATGTGATCATAAGGTACTTCTGTGTAATCAAAACTCAGGCTAGGCATAGTATAAATAACAAGATCATAACCCTTTTGAATTGCTTGTTCTTTGTACCACGCTAGCTCCCAGTTTTGAGCAAAAGTGTTAGATACAACTACGTCTATGCCTTCATTCATGCACTTAGATACGATATCTTTACAGAAGCCATGAGCATAATGGATAAGCTGATTATCATATTCAAACTTTGAATGCTTTTCAAAAAACATCAAAGGATCTACATGCAAGCAGGAGAACTTTTTTGCGAACCTTGTTTTTCCGGAACCGGGGATACCACGGATAAGGAAAAGTCTTGCTTTGTTGTTCATCTATAACACCCTTCTGGTTTGTTAAGAGCAACCATTAAATCTGTTAGTTGCTCCATTGACATTTCTATAACTTCATACTGGCTATTGTCTTCTTCGAATTGTCTGATAATAATCGTACCGTCTTCGGTAACAATCATCTCTACATCTTCGTACTCTCCGGTATTATCAAGTGTTGTTACTACAACATCTTCAAATGTACTTTCTATAGTGAACAAAATTCATGTTCCTCTACAACAATGGATTCGGGGATAACCTGATTATCTGCTGTAATCTTAAATTTAATATTTAGGTAGGTGCCATCGTTATTCTCAGAGATAATGTGGTTAATAGTTTTAGTTAAGAGAAGATCATAATCTTTGTCAATTGATAGAGAAATAGCTTCCCCTGTGTTTGCGTTCCAACCGTAAGCTGTATTTGAGATACTTTCTGGAGTGTTTTCATAGTGACGAATACAATATGCAATGTCTGCTACAATTGCAATGCAACGGAAATATCCGTCTCCCTTAGCTTTATAAATATTACCAACTTCCATACGATCAGTTTTCATTTGATTCTTCCTTCTCTTCAATTACATGATGAATATATTTTTTTGATACACGAGTTACTACGTTATCAATATCTACCGCTTCATAGTAATCATCCGTTTCCTTTACTACAGGTTGATAAGTCCTAGAAGCAATTAATAAAACTTTTTTAGTCAATTATTTAGCTCCCCGCTGAGTAATACCTGTTGTCAATCATAGTCCAAGCGTCGTAAGCATTTTTGTAAAACCCGTCGAACTCATTGAAATCTCCAAGAAACTCGAATTTTTTAGTTTTATTATAAAGCAATCCCGCCTGATAAAGAAGGGAATGTGTGTTCTTAGGATTAATAAGAAGGAAAGACTCCTGATTTTGTACAAAGGAAGAGTTTACAACATACTCTTGAAAGTCGTTATAATCCATCATAACGACAGGTTCAATTGTGTTCATGTAGTAGCCTGTACCAAGAACAGGTTCGTATTTTAGTTTATCCATTGCCCGTAGTACATCAAGGAAATGATAAAACTTTGCTGCAGTATGAATTTGGTATGGATTGTCAAAAGAGAATACTACGTGGTTGTTGATGAGCTTTTGCATATATTTTCCTTTTAGTGTACTTTTTCCAAATAGCTGATTGCTAATTTTAATATTTCTACGCTTTCTTTTAATTGACCTATGCCAGTGTTACAATGGTAGCAGAGTATACCCCTTACTTTCCCTGTCCTGTGGCAATGGTCAACCGCCGAAGATTTAGAGGACCAACCTCGTCCCCAGCCTTCTAACTCATCTTTGCATATTGCACATTTATTATTTTGTGAATCAACTAAGATTTGCCTTTCAGGTACTGTAATCCCGTATCTGTATTTGCAGTTTATACATCCTTCACAGTAGCTATAGTACCTCCAAGTTCCAGTGTCATTTCTTTTGTTGGGTTTGCGAGGAGGATTTTCACAACCCTCCGACTCACATTTTTCTAAAACCCTATCTGGGTTTAATACAGTCAAGTCTGTATGTTTGTACTTATGTGGATTTCTCATCAATGCACCTGAAAATAATCATCTCCAATTTTACAATCACCACAGGTCATAATGTTAACTCCGACCTTTTTCGGAGCCTCTTCAAATGCCTTAATAATGATGTTTTTAGCTTCTTCTGTTTGATCTTTCCTTACTTCATAAGTTACCTCATCATGGTAGAAGAGTAGAATTTTAGAGTCTATCCCTGCCTTTTCAAGCCCTTCGTGAATATCAACAATTGTCTGTTTCATAACAATTGCTTCAGAACTTTGAATAAGGTAGTTAAGGGATTTGTGTTTTTGATGTCTGTCTAAGAATACAGGACGATCATCTAATCCGATTAAGTAGCCTTTTTCTTCGACAGCACCGGTTACTTCATAGATAAGAGCAGCAAGCTTTGGAAGAGCTTTCTTATAACGCTTAATAGCTTTCTTTGTTTCTTCTACTGACTTACCGATATAGCCGGAAAGTTTGTTTGGACCTGCACCATACAGGAATGCAAAGATAAACCTCTTAGCTTGTTGACGAGTACAACCGATGATATCCGCGTTCATCTGGTGGATATCACCGTTAAGTACGGTGTCTGTAAAGTCATCATCTCCCATGAAATGAGCAAGTAGCCTCAACTGACACGCTGCAGAGTCAGCAGATACAAGCTTATACCCTTTTTCTGTTATAAACAAGCTTCTGATTTCTTTACCTAGCGTTGCACCACCAGATGGAAGGTTTGCAATAATTTTATGGGTTTGCCTAAAGGTAGGCGTCCCGATGTTAAACACATCACCGTGTAGACGAGAGTCTTCGTCGATATAATCAAACCAACCTTCTAGCACACTCCGTCTTGCACGATAAGTATAGTAGTTATCTAGAGCTTTTCCGATATCACCTAAAGGTTCAAGTGATGACGAGGTAAGCTTAGCTGAAGTTTTTACCAAAGAGCCATTGATTCTTTTGTAGTTCCATTCGTCCGGCTTCCAGCCGATTGAATAGATGTAATCTTTAACCGAATCAGTATTGCCAACATCACAATGCTCAAAATCAATACGACAGTAATCACCCAAGATTGGAGAAGACTCCACTGTAACGGAATCATCCAAATCAAACCAATTACGATTTGAAGCATGCAAGTTTCCAAGCTTTGTATACTTCGGTGTTTTCTGAGGCAAGATTGGTAAATCATTATAATTTCCACATGATTTTTGTTCTTTATATAGCTTTTTGAGTTTATCGATACTCCCGTCCGGTGAGGTTATCTTTAATCCAAGATAGGGGTTAATAAAGTCTTCAAGCTCTTTTGTTTCTTTCTCTAATTGAGATAACAACTCCTTTGCAGAAGGTTTGTTAAACTTCCAGCCATTCAAAGATTGCTCCGTCATGATTCGATCCATTTCTGTTTCGAGTCTTAACGCATGAGTAATTTTAACACTTTTTCGGTTGTTTATGAAGTTTTTTAACTCTTTCATAAGGTATCGGTAAACTTTTGTACCGAGCCTAACGTCTTGTTTCATATACTCGAACATTTCAGGTGTAAACTCACTAAAGTCACCTGTATAGTCTATTTTATTGTCACCGAAAAATTCACCCCATTTCTTCAGACTATGACCAAAGCCAAAGCGATTGTACTGAAGTACCTGAGACATTACTTTTGTACAATACACAGTAGACTTTGGTTTCCACTTGTTACCAGACAACCTGTGAAGTGCTGCAACATCAAACCCATAAGCATTATGAGCAGCAATAGCATCATAAGAATCAAGAAGATCAAGGAAGTCTTCTAGCTTATCATTTTCAGCAAAGTTGAACCAATAGTCTTGGTTTGTATTACTGTCAATTGCACCTGCACAATGTATTTTAGTAAGGTGTGGCAAAAGATTGTCTGTTTCTGTATCAAACACCAGAGCCATTAGTGGATCTCGTTTGCTACTGTATCACCACATCTTTCACATACATAGCACTCATAATACAAACCCCTGCCAACTAGTTTTAGTTTATGAATACTTAGAATGCATAATAGTTTACCTAAAATCGTCTTGAATTTTGTCATAGTGTTTATCCATCATAAGGACTTCTGCAAACTTTACATTTTCGTAAGCTTGATAAGCCTTATAAATAGCCTCTCTTCTTGTTAAGTTAATGTCTTGTTCTTCATACAGTTTTGTTACTTCTTTGATTGCACTTATCGCTAAGGCCATTATCAGATGTCTCCATCAACAAAATCTGGGTAGTTATAAGGGTCTTCTACATCTTCATTCAAGATATCAATAATTTCATGCTGACAGTCAATAAGGGCGATATAAACTCTGTCTAGTCTGTTTGATTCGAAAGCACTTGTCCCTTCAAGATGATGGATTGTTTTTTGAATAGAATCTCTTGCTTCTTCTAGACTAGCCCTAGCGTATTTGATATTCTGATCTGACATTAATCTTCTACCTTTTTGTTTACAATTTCCCATTGTGCTACAAAATCCCTTAAATCTTTATTGCCGAGTTTTACTTCGTTATAAAGGATAAAGAGGTCTACATACCATTTAATTTTCTTCATGTCTTGAAGAGTTTTGTCTTTTTCTCCCAAACGAAGTGAATACTTCATAATCTGAGAGTACATATGAGCTTCATAGTGATCTAAAGCATTTTGCTTCTTTGTAAGCAAGAATGCAACAATACCCATGTACTGAATACCATTGGGATAATTACCAGCAGGGATTGTCCTGTAGTGGTCTGGATTAATAATAACATCTAAGTCATCATCATTATCATCAGTTTTGTTTTCTTGTTCGGGGATGGCATAGCCAACAACTGTTGAGTATTCACCCCAATATGCGGCTGATTGGTAGATGTGCTCACAGTAAGTATCGTTATGCTCGTTATAAGTTAAAACATGAAACTCCTTCTCTCCTTTCAACTCTTCCGGAGGTACTTTCCAAAAGGCTGCGGCGTAAGGTGTGTAACCTCTTGATTCAATTGCTAGACGTTTAATAATTCGATCGGTCATTATGCGAAAGCCTTTAGTTCTTGGATATGTGACTTAAAATCAAACTTGTTATCAAACCCGAGGGCTTGAGCTGCCATCTGTTCTGCTTCATAAGTAGAAAAACCACCATCATACTCAATAATAGCAGCCCTCTCCTCAAACAGATCTTCTAGTAGTTCCCAGTTGTTCATTTCATATTGATTAAGTACCATCTTATTTAACCTTTAATTAAAAGGGGACAGTAAAAAGTATTAAACAATTTACTGCCCCAAAGTTATCTACAATTAGAAAGGAATCTCGTCGTCATCGAGATCGTTGTTTGAACTCATCATAGAGTTGTCTTGATTGTCTGCAACCTTTTCTACTTTGAAGGTTGTAGTTTCGAAAGCATCTTCTAGCGGCTTAGGCTCAAACTCTTTGAGAAAAGTAATTTGAATTGCCATAAGCATTGATGCAATACCTTCATTACCATCTACACTGTACTCGTACTGATACACACGTACATTACCGACAGAACCGTTACCAATCTTTGTTGGATCTACGTCTGAAAGATCACCACCAACTACATTTACAGGTTTGTTGTCTGTTCCATCACGCTTTTTGGAAGGCTTGTTTAGACTGCAACCGTAATACTGCTTACCGTTTTCGTCTAGTACAGGCTCATATTGTGCCTCACCGAAATCGTCTTCAATTACATTACCTTGTTCGTCTTTCTTCTTGCGCTTAAGTGGCTTGACATTAACATTAAGTTTCTTCCACTCTTTTGCCTGAGCTGGATCAGAGGTGCGAATTTGCACACTCCACGCCGGGATTGGTTTGTTAAACATTTTCGCAGGACGAGCTGGGTCAAGTTTAGCAAAAAAGATTTCAGCGTTTTCAATAATAGCCATTTATAATATTCCTCTTGGTTTCATAAGTATTTTATTTATTTGTTTAGTTTTTGTTAATATAATTAATTCATATATAAATATATTATATTATATATGATCTTCTCGACCTTTGGTCATTAGTCGGAAGTATTTTT